TCAACTTACAAGAGAAATTCTAGCGGCGTCGTTCGTGCTTTCGGTTCCTTGTGCCAAAAACGTGACAATGCCGCTGAATTTGTTCAAATGCTCACCGCTCAGGTGGGCGTACTTATTGACCATTTCAAGCTTCTCCCATCCCCCCAATTCTTTTAACACCATCAATGGCGTTCCCTTCTGAACATGCCAGCTTGCCCAAGTATGGCGGAGGTCGTGAAAGCGAAAATCCGTGATGCCGGAAAGCTGAAGTGCTCGTTCGAAATCCGTCCTGTTTATGTACCCCTCCTTTTCGCCGTTAGCAGAGAACACATACTCATTGTCGATCGGGATTTCACGCATCATCGCGACAGCGTAATCACTAAGTGGCAGTGGCCTTGCTTTACCTGATTTTGCGTTTTCCGCCGTAACAACAGCGACTCGACGGCTAAGATTTACATTTTTCCATTTCAGCGAAAGAATCTCCCCCAAGCGTGCGCCGGTCAGCAACGCGAACGAACACACCCACTTCATCCAGTCATGGCGCAGATTTGCAATTAGCGACCTGGCCTCATATTCCTCAATCCACCTAACCCGAACTTTCGGCTCTCTCATTGACTGCGCGTAAGGCTGTCTATCAAGCCACCCACTTTTATCGGCGAGCGAGAAGCCTCGCATGATGAATGATCGGTATCGGTTTTTTGTGGCGTTAGCCAGGCGTTTTCTGGTGGCCAAGTTATGAGTCGGCAAGTTATCGACTATCTCTTCCCCGGTGATGGATGACACGACTCTACCGCCGAAGATGCCAAGCCAGTACCGGGCGTAAATCTGCTTGTTCTCATAACTAGATTGGCCTTCTGCGTCACGTAACGCCAGTACCACCATGTCTTCGAAAAGCCTTTCCGGGCGCTTGTCCAAGTTGGCTACGGCCCATAGCTCATGCTTTAGCTTGTCGTGCAGTTGCTGGGCCTTTGCCTTTTCCTCGGTGCCAGCAGAGCGTCTAATTCTCGTTCCGTCTGGCGCGGAGATATCAATCCAGTATTTTTTACCCCTCTTGAAGATCGGCATCGTTTTGACTCCTTGCTGCCGACCACAGCCAGTCGGAAGACATTGTTATTGGTCTGCGAGAATTTTTCTATGCTTTCTTTGTTGGCCCTCCACGATCCGCCGACTTTGAACATGTGAAATTTCGCAGGGTTTCGGTATATCGTATGATGGGATACTTGTATTTTTGCTGCGTACTCTTTGACCTTCATTAATTTGGCCTCGTCCGAGGCTGCGCGGGTGTCGGCCATGGTTACCTCACTACTTCCCCTCCCGCACCCGATGAACCTCACAGCAAAGGCGCAGCCATACCGGCGGAGACTTCGGCCAATATGGGGCTATCTTCACTGCGTGCTTATCGAGTAACTGACGGAGGGTTAAATTGTTTGAAGGGGAGTCGAAATCTCTTAAAAGTTCTCTGGCTGTACTGCGGAGAAGGTTTTTCTGAACGCCGCCGGCATCAACGTCAGGCTGTTTACTGGGCATTGATTCCCCCAATGATCCCAGCCTGGCGCATCGCCACGGCTGAATAGTTCGATTCGTGACACGTCGCCGTAGAGCAGCTCCAGGCGCCGGCGGACTTCCCAGGGCTTCGCACTATGCTCGCCGAGGCAACTGAACACAACCTGCTTTACCGATGCGCTGGCGCGCTCGATGCCCTGTCCGCGAACGGCGATCAACACGTCTTCGGAGTTGGCGCGAGTGTAGTTGCCGCCATTCATCCGGGTTTCGGCGTTGAGCATGTCGATCAGGTCGGTGAAGTCGAAGATGGTTTGCTGCAGCAGCGCCTTATTGAACCGAATTTCGGCCTGTTGATTGAGCTTCACCCAAGTGAAAGCCTTCATCGTTCTGACGCTGAATCCCCAGGCTTCCGCTAATCTGCAAGCCTCGTCAACGTGAGTCGATGTGTACCACATAGCGAGAATGCTATCAGGGGCGGCTATAGACCAGATTGGAAGGCGTTTAATATCCTCTATTTTCATAGTGGGATACTTTTTAGTGGCGGCACCGTTGCTGACGCGGTTTTTGTAATCCCACGGCGGATCTGCATAGATGAGTTGATAGGTCATTGAGCGTTACCCCAGCAGCGCGCGGCCGCGTTGACGCAAAACTCTATGCGGACGTTAACCCAGACGACATCCACCGCCCGCGCCGCATTGCCAGCCTGGCGCCACAGCTCAGCCGCATCTGCAAAATGGGCGCGCCGTTCTGCCTCGGCCGCCTGATGGGCCAATGATTTGTATTTGAATGACATGGCTATCTCCGGGATCAGTAGGCGCGCTGGTGGGTAACAGGGGTGATGAGCTGATTGAATTGCTGCACAAGCAAAATCATTTTCACCACTTCTGGCGGTTCACTGCGGATATAGCTGTCGGTAATTTTCCCCGGAGTGGTAGGCGGTCTTGCCCTGGCGTATGTGATGTAACTCGGATCGATGGAGATAACCTTGAAGGCCTTTTTACCTTCAGTGAATTTGCTTTTTGCAACAACCAAGGGGGAGCGTTGGATAGCACTGCGCAGCGACTTTATGTGATTCTCGGTAATTTCTGGGAACTGGGATTTCAGCAAATCGAAATGGCCTACTGCTGTGTAATAACCCCCGTCATCAATGAGGAATTGCAGCATCTCATAATTGGTCATGTCAGATCCTTATCTGGTTGTTGTAGCGCTCATGGCTCATAACTTCCCATGAGTTGCCGTTGTCTTTCGAAAGCATTCGCCAGCAGCGGGCCACTGGCAGCGTCAAATACTTGTGCTGGTAGGTTTGGCTGGGCTTCTTTTTGCCCTCCCTGTAGGCGCATAGAACCCCCTCAGCTTTGGCACTGATTCGTTGCGGAATTCGTGGTTTCATTTTTACCGGTGGGTTATTTGGTGATTGGCGCCCAGCATGCGGATCGGATGCCAGGGCGGCGGACTTTCTCAACAGCGTTTTCTTTTTCCAGCTTCATTAGGCGCAAGCGGATGGCTTTCCCAGTCATGCCATTGTAGCCGGCACAGCGGAGGAGGTTTGCGACAGAATCCGGCGTAGAACCGGCAATGCTGAGCCGCGAGATGATTTCGTTATCGTCGGGTATCGTGATCATTCCCACCCTCCGGCGGCACTGCTGGCGCTTGCGGGGCGGTGAAAAGTTCGGTGCCATGCGGCAGGTCTTTGCCGCCGTTTTGCCAACAGATGCTTCCGCTTGCTGCTGGGCGACGGTCAACCAGCGCTACCGGCTGCGCCTCACGGTTAGCCAGGAGTTCGGCAGTAAGCGCCAAAATCGCTTCCGCAGCCGAATATTCCGTTTCGTATACGCAGCTCCGGCGTGCGATATTCTCGGCATCGCTACGCCACTGCTTGATCGTCTCAGTCCTTAGTGTCATGCATCCCCCGTGCAATTCGGTTACGTGTAGAATCGATGTTAAGTTTCAAAATCCTGATTAAAACCCTGTCTCGCCGGTACTGTTTGCGCTTTGGGTTATGCTTGAAGCGCTCAACGTGTGGCAGGGAAGATGCATTCCAGTAGCGCTTTTGCAGATTGTCCCACTCCAAAAGGTCGCGGCTGATAAGTTCGCTTGCTGTGGTCATGGCTGCTAATCCTCCTCAGTCCCAGCACAATGTTGATGCGAAATAGGCGCCCCGGCACGGCGTATCGCGTGGGTGGTTCCAACTGCCGTAACCATCCTGTCCGCCAATCGGGCTGGCCTTATACCAAGACTGGTAATATCGAACGTTGCGTGCCCACACCTTCGCAAAATCGCTATCGATCACGTTTTGGCTTACCGCTGCCTGGATAATATCGGCCTCGGTATAGTCGCCGCGCATAACCAAAAATCGGCAATCGTCAGACGTCAGATAGTCAACTTCGCCATCACGCAGGCCTTTGTTATCTGGCTTGCTCAGTTCGCTCATCACTCATCATCCTCATTGGCCATAACCAACTGCGTATCGTCCGGTACTTCCATGGTCAGTTGGACGCTGTAACCTCGCTCATGCATGGAGTATGAGACAGGCCAAGCTGGCACCGGCACGTCTTCGCCAACCTGACAAAGCCCAATAGCCCAGCAACCTTCATCGGTGTAGTTTGCGACAACCAGCACTTCGCCTTCAGCAGATTTCAAGTGATAGATCCCCAGCTTGTTAAAGCAGCCGATCTCTTCACGTATTGCACCCTCAACCTCAAACAGATCATCGCTGGCGCCATAAAAATTTAGTGTCTTGCTCATCAGTAACCCCCGCGGCGCGTGGCCAGCCGAATACGTTGGTAAATTTCACCTGCGTTGCTGCGCTCTTCTCCCAGCTCGCAGGCACAGAAATAGGCATAGGCTGCTTTTTCACATGTTTGGTGAGCGTCGATAAACTCCCGCTTCAAAGCTTCGGTGTGGTGCTTTTCAACCAGATTCTTTAAGGCCTCTGGATCCTCTTCAATAGGGCGCAGCCAGTAACAAACTGGCCCATCTTCGGTATCGTGGATTGAACCGATAAACCAGCCATCGCCCGCCGGCGGGGTGGGCTCCCACTGGCTAATATCGCCGTCCCCGGATTCATAGGCATCGATCTGTTCGGCAGTGGCATGATTTTCCATCCACTGCAGCGCGCCAGTGACGCGGTTTGCTTCTTTCCACGCCTCAAATTCACCAGGCGTGCCATATTCCGCGCCATTGGCAGGCACAAAGTAATCCGGGTGAGTCCAGTAGCCGTACTGGTCGCGCTGTGGTTCAACTGCGGTGATCAATTTGCTCATGATTTTGTCTCCTGCAGCCGGCGGCTCCGGCCGTAATATTCGCCTGAGTTCCAGAACACGACTTTCATTCCGGGCTCTACCTGGTTTTCGAATCGCCGCGGCACGAACCACATGACGACGGCTTTCTTTACAAAGACGCTGCTGACGATTTGGGTGCTGATGCGCTTAGCAATTGCTGGCATCACTACCTCCATGGATCACTGTGCGAATGCCATTCCATGCTGGGGCGGTTACGACGCCTTCTTCCTGCATGCGTTCGATAAGCCACGCTGCGCGGTTGCAGCCGATGCGGAAATGTCGCTGAATAGCCACGATGCCGATCGATGCGTGCAGGCGAGCAAATTCAACAGCCTCGCTGTAGAGGCGGTCGTCTATTTCGGATGGTTTCACTATTTCACCGCCACGCGACGAAACTCGATAACCCACACCCAGGGGTTGGCGCGCCAGCTTTCTGCGCCGTAGATGGATTGCCATAGTTCACTGAATGCCACCTGGTGCATCATGTGTTCGTGACCAGGGCAAACACCGGCTTTCACGCCTTCGGCTTTTGCATCCTCTTCGCTGATATCGTTCAGCCGCTCAACGCGCACGGCGGTGATTTCCAGCGTGATTCTGCTGGCCCAGCGCGGCATGTGGATTGATGGCGTCCAGCGGATTTCTGATGCTGGCGGGACGTTCTCATACTCGCGTCCGACATGCTCTGGATAGTTGGCGCGGTAAAGCTGCAGTTCCGGCGCGCTGGCTCCAGCCTCTGCCCACGTCTCCCGCACCCAGAGTCGTTCGCCTACCTGGCCGAAAGGGACATTTGAATAATTTCCGGCGCGGACTTCGCCTGCAATTTCGTTTCCGGCCAGCTCACAGCCCATGTTCTTATCGAGCAATGGAAATTTTATTGGTCGCCGCGTCTGGGTCTTGCGGCCGTCGAGAATGGCGCGAACCATCTCGCCGTTGAAAATCACTGGGCGCTCTTTCATTTGGCCTCCCGCAGCTCTTCAGCGAACATTTCAGCCATTTTTGCAGCCACTCGAACCTGAATTACCTCTGACTTTTTTCCGCCTTCTGAAAGAATCTCATTGCCTCGTTTCCACAGGTAAGCCGCAAACTTCTCAACTCCCTGCGCCTGGATAGCTGCAAGTGCTGCGTCAGTGGCTGGGGTTTCACTTAAAACGGCGGCAGCATTTGTGACGGCGCTATATTTCTCATCAGGAATTGAAACTTCATCAGATGAAGCAACCGCGTAAAGCCATTCAAATCCATCCTTCAGCGCCGCATTCTCCACAGCCAGCGCATTAACTCGATCGGCCAGCGTGTCGTAATCTGCGCGTCGCACCCACTGACCAAGTTCATTTACATACATGCCGCAAGTGGTGCTTTCCGAGTAATATTTTGCACTCATAATCCGATTGTCATTGTTCATCTCTCAACTCCCAAACTGAATACGTCAGTAACCAGCTCTCGCAATTCAGATAGAGAGCAGCATTCTTCAAAGCCGAAAGTGATGCCAAGAAGCTCACCGACTTGACGGCGTGCGTGGCAGAATTTCAGTGTTCTGTTATCCAGGCATCGCAAAATATCCCGCGCCGCGTTTTTCATCTTCACGGTGATTTCTGGAATTTTCTGGAATGGCTCTGGCTCGATAACTGGCTTCGTGTCGTCGTAGTAGACGCGATGATTGATTACTCGATATGTTTCTGTGTCCATCCAATAGACATCGGTCTGAACGCCGCCATAGGCGCTCATATCGCCAACTGGCAGGTAATATCCCCAACCGAGTAACCGGAGCAGGGCGTTGTCGTGGAATGGCTCAAGGCTTACTGCAGGAGTGCGTGAGCCAGCTGAGGTCATCACGTATCCCTTGACGATCGTCTCACGAAGGAATCGAGAGTAATGAAGTGGGTGTTTGTTCATGATGACCTCCGGTAGGTTCATCTCATTAGCCAGCCGTTTCGCCGTAGGTTTTCGAGCAAGCGCCTATCCCCGATTGACTCCACTGAGCGACCGGTTATTTCGGCTATCTGCTGGTTTGAATGGGTAAAAAAAAGAGCCAACTCTTGTTGGCTCCATTTGTCGCATGGCTTGATTAGATGCCGCCATTTTCGAAGCGGCTGTTTCTTATTTCGATAGTGCAGAGAGGTTCCTCCGATACGCCTTAGCTTCAACCGGCGAGCCTCTCTAATGACTGCAGACTCGCTTCGTTCAAGCTTCCTTGCGATGATTTCGACTTCCGTGTCTTTGGTTGCTTGCCGGAGATATTTTCTTTCGTAGTCTTGCCAGCGCTCAGCCATAAATAACCTCGTTATTTGATGATTAACGATGGTTTGCCAAGCTTTATCTGAGCACCAGGAACGGCGATTCCTGCGTCCAACTGATGCTTGATAGCCAGCTTATCTGGCTTGACTACTGTCTCGTACTCAACGAATTCAATCGGCAGGATAGATGCGTCAGTGATATCAACCTGACGGGATGGAACGCGAACCGTTACTTGATGCAAGCCTGCTCGGATTGACTTCTTCCCAGCGGTTTCAAGCGATCTGGCTATGTACTCCTTGATGCTTGAAATCTTGTTTTCGACTACCAACGCTCTTTCCAGTAGTGACTTTGATTCATTTCTCAGAGCCTCTGCATAGAGTTGCTCGTTTTTGCAGATGGCAAGCAACTGCCCGACCTTATCAACGAGCTCGCCATCAATTCCTTCGATAGTGTCGGCGATCATCTCTGGCTCTAAACCAGAATCCATGAGCTTTGCGTAATCATTGGCGATGTCGTATAGCTTGCTCATAACGTTGCTCCTTCAAGCTGCGCCTTGCGATCTGAATAGATGGCCTGAACATTCTGCTGAAGCTTCATGCCGCGAGTTAACTTGAACGCATCAACGAATAGTGGCTTAAGTTCATCCATGCTTTCTGACGCTTCCATCTTCTGGCAGATTACTTCTACCAGTTCGTAAACCTCCTGTTTGCGAGCATTCTCACCTTCGATAACTTCGCTTTCAGGCGTGTGTGGCATTACCGGCTCTTGGTGCATTCCTTCCTCTTCATTGAGGACGTGGATTGCATTATCCAAGCGCTCAGCACGCGGCCAGTATTTGCTTGCCCGCTTGACAATGGTCTTACGCGCCATTTCCGCCCAGAACGTCTTCCACGGGCCGTTCCTTGCCTTACTGGTAGCTTCGGTAGCCTTTATCTCTGCGAGGCTCATTTCCTCTGTGAGATAGTCTCCGTCGGGAGTCTTAACCGTGCAGTATCCGCCGACCACATCACCGCGATCGCCGAAAGCGTTGTACTTATGAGTAGGCGCGCTATCCAGTCCATTCGATTCGTAGGTATCGTTAGAGTAAACCAGCTTGCACTGACCCCACTTAATCGACCCAGTAGCCTGAGCGAGATGAAGAAGCCCCATATAGCTGATGTCGAGGCACACCATCCCATCTCGCGGAACGAGGTATGCCAGCTTACTGGCTGGGTTCAACGTGATGCCAATTGCAGCTACGTTGATAATCGCATTCTGTGCACTTGCCGGATTCCCGATCGCCGTTTTCGTCAGGAAATCATTCTTCTGGAAAAGCTGCATCGCGAACTGGCTTTCCTTAGCCCATGTAACTGATTGGTCAGTCAGCGCGCCGCTAAACAGCGGCTCCTGCTGTTTCACGAATTCAATGATGCTAAAGCTCATCACGCTACCTCGTCGTATCTGTGCTTGTTACGGTATATCTCGACAGCCCGCTCACGCTTCACAATCTCTGTCAGACAATCCCAAATTGCTTTGCTGGCTATCTCCTGAAAATCGGATGATTCAGCAGCCAGCGCGAATACCTCGGCTTCACAGTGCGGAAGATGCTCTCTAAGCATTTTCTCCATGTAACCAATCCGCATCTGCTTATCGAGGCGCTCAACTTCTTCATAAACCGCTTCGTTATCTTCTTCAGTGAAAGTCGATACGATGCGCTCAATTTCTATGGCCTGTTGTGCGTTCATTTCGACCTCCAGGCTTGTTTAAGCTGAACCATAGCCATTGCCCACAATGCAGGACTGCGAAGCTGTATAGCGGCCCTGGCGGTGAACTGAGCGGTGTTGAATGGGGTGTTCATGGCTCACCTCTCTGATTAAGAGTGTCTTTCAACCACCGGCCAATGCAGCGCATCCGGCGGGTGATGATTTCGAGTAATGTTTCGTTATGGCAGCCAGCAATAGGCCACCCTGCAACGGCATATTGCATGGTGATGCTCCTGTTGATTGATAGGTATTCATTGCTGAACCAACTCGAAAATTGGCTTAGCGATGGGAATAGAAAAGCCGCACTTAGGCGGCTAGCTGAACACTTCTAAAAACTCGCTGACTAATGTCATATCGTGATTAAATGTTTTCCTTTTAAATCTCGAGATGGCTTTGTTGATTTTTTCATCAAACGCTTCGTCTTCATACGTCTTTATAAAGCTTTGAATATTTTCTGGCGTTACAGCAATTATGTTCCACCAACCATTATCAGACTGGTGTTCAAATCCCATGCTATTTAGCCAATTAGCATATTTACCACCTGCGTCATCGCCACCTGTTTTTTCTGATAAATAGCTGTTTAATGTCATGTGGGCGTCAAGACATGCATCAAGCTTCCTCCCATTAACCATCCATGCACTAACTCTGGCACAACCCAAATCCACCGACTCGGTGGATAAGTCGAAATCTGAAAAGTTGTCAGGGTTTACAACGATATCTGTTATTTCCATGATTATCTCCAGTTAAAAAAATGGCCGCACAATGGCGGCCTAAGTGATGATAGGAGGGGTTATTTCTTCGTACAGATACATCATCAAGCTCACACGGATATGAGCTTTGTGATGGTCAGTCAGCAGGTGGTTCTGGCAGGGGCATCCAGTGGGTTACATGATTTGATACAGAATTGCCCGGATGCCAAGAGCTCCATCCATTCGGGCCAAACCACATGACCCCTATATCACAACCGTCACTAATAATTACATCGGAACACAAATCCGGCATCCGATCGCTACACTTAATCCATTCACTCATCACATAACCCTCATCAATCCAATAACCACGCCACACCAGAAGAGGGCGCATGAAACCAACATCCAAAACCAAACCTTTCCTCTGAAGCTCATGCTTACCTCCAAAAAGAAAGGCCGCTTTACGCAGCACCTTCGGTTTCTGGCCCGTTAATCCAATCTGGATGCTCGCCTGCACCAAGGTAGAAGTCGATAATCTTCAGCAGCCGCGGATAGAATTTCAGCGCCTTTTTGCCGTCCATTTCTGCGATTTCTCGTTTTGTGAAATTGCGCCATTGCTCAACAGTGTGATTTTGGCAACCTGCGCGTACATATTCCCCGTTCGAGATCTGCAGATAGTAGGGTTCGCCCACAATTACGAACGTGTGATCAGGCAGGTTGGCACCGTACAGGTTGGCACCGCGCAGGTCGGCACCGCGCAGGTCGGCACCGCTCAGGTCGGCACCGCGCAGGTCGGCACCGCGCAGGTCGGCACCGCGCAGGTTGGCACCGCGCAGGTCGGCACCGCTCAGGTCGGCACCGCGCAGGTCGGCACCGCGCAGGTTGGCACCGCGCAGGTCGGCACCGCTCAGGTCGGCACCGCTCAGGTCGGCACCGCGCAGGTCGGCATCGTACAGGTCGGCTCTAGATCCGCTTTCGTGTAACGACGTTACCCACAACTTGTGCTCATCAAGAATCTTGCGTAACTCAGTGGCGTTCATATTGACCTCAATAAAAAAGCCGCCGGGTGGCAGCTTGATGTAAAAGAAAAGCCCCCGAAGAGGCTTTGTATTTGCGCTTTCCCCAGACATGACATCCTGTCAATGCTATTCAGATGAGCGCCTGCAAGTTGTTGGCGCAACTCACACGCATGGATTAGGTTATAAGCCTGTCACGCGCTGGCACTCATTTGAATAGGGCCTGTGGTGATGCCCCGAAGGGCATCAGAACGGGATTCCGAATTGCATGCAGTGAGGGTTAAACCAGAAGCAATGAATTCGGCCGGAGTGCGATTTATGGTGACGGCCATAAGATGATTGGTTACGCATTTTCCGCCTCGCTGTTGTCGCGGATGATTTCAGCCAGGTCGCGAAGAAGGTATCTGGCGCTTTTGGCAAGAAGCTTTTTATCCGTCCTGTCGTAGCTCATGGCTGAAGTGATTTTTGCACCCAAATCACTTGGCCGAATGTGCAGGACAAGTTCGTTAAAGAAGCTCACAAACTCGCTGTCATAAAACTTTCCAACCTGCTCGGCCAGTTGCTCAGGGCTGACCTTCACCGTTACATCCAGTTGTACGGGGACGACAATGTTACGGTTAGACATGATTGCCTCGGTGGCTCTATCGAGCCGTGATATTTTCAGACTTGCGATGGCCAGCGCGGAAGAGGGCGACTTCTTCCAAGCAGCAGGAGCCGCTGTAAACAGGTTTCTGTGCCGGCAACTCAACCCGGGTCAACTTCGCCCAGGCTTTGCTTATCTTCTTCGCTGTATCCGCATCTTCGCGGCGTTTTGCCATCACTTCACCACGCTGGCGATAGCGACGTGTCTTGCTATTTTCTTTCGCTGGCTTAACGATGATTGTTGTCATAACTACCTCCAGTAAGTGGCTTTGGTGGTGTGGTGGTTGGAATCGAACCAACTTCCATCGGTGCGCTGCCGATTGGGTTACGCGTATCCAGTGGTTACTCATCTAGAATGTTCACCATTGAACTATTCCCTAGCTCGCCATTGAGCTTCACCACACCCCAAAGCCACTTCGCTTTGGTCTCCTACACTGGCAGGAGAAATCCCGGCCTAACTGACACAAAAAGGTTTTGCTGTGCATGATGAAGCTTGCTTAGCTGCCTATCTGGCGTCAGTTAGATTGTTAAAGAAGCAGCCTGACTTCATGTCTGGCGCGGCTGGTTGTTCCGATTGCCGCATCGCTGTGTTGTTGCGATGGATTAAATATACAAGAAAACAAACTTTCTTGTAAACACGGATATTTGTATTTAATTGTATTTATCTTGTTTGTTATTGTATTTAAAGTGATTTTATTTTGTTATTCGACAGGCTATCCACAAGAAAACTGGCTTGAGATGTGGGGTTGTGCTTGTTGATTAACGCAGAGTCGTGGTTGTGCGGCGCTGAGGTGGGTAGTGTGCCGGGGTTTCATGCCTCAGTAGCGGCTACAGAGCGGGGGTAGGGTGTCGGTCAAGGATCTAGATAGACAGTTTGTCGGTCGTGTCGATGGGGGACGGGGGACGGGGGATGGGGGATGGGGGATGGGCACAAAAAACCCGGCTCGGTGGCCGGGTAATGATGGCTATTAATTATCTATGTCAAGGGTTCTTTGCCCGATAACCTTCTCATCTATGAACTTTTCATACTGCTCTCTTGTTTCAGAAACCATGGCAATACCAGTTACCTTGCCTATTTGCGTCCTGAGAGCTTTAACTCCAACCTCGGATAGAAATTGATGAATTTTTTCACTTTTTGTTCCTTTTTCATCTTTGGCTGCCTTTGCAATGTTAAACACCTTGCCTTCACTTTTTGCTAATGGGTAATAAATATGATCAATGGTTAGGTACTTGAAAGCCCATGGCCTTCCTCGTACTGGCTTCTCAATGCCATAAAGCCTATACCAATGCTCATAAAGCTCAGGCGTGAACTCTCTTTCGTATTCCCTTGCCTCTTCAGCTACGTAGAGCTTGTATGCCTGGATAACTTCTTCTTTTGTTCTGTCGTATCCTGCAAGGGCATATACCAATCCTTGAATACCGGCCTTGGCAGATGCATCTATTATTATTCTTGCTTGCTTTGCTATCCCTTCTTGGCTAGATAACAGCTTCCCATCAGAGTGCGCTTTTGATATAGCTCGGCACAGATCTATCAACATGGCTACATCATAGCCGTGGACAATAGGATTTCCTGGAGAGTTGGTGCCCGGCTGTTGGTATTGAAATTTAAGAGGATTTTCCAATTTTTCTCTAAGTTCATGCCCAATGTATGCTGATATCGTTTTGCCTTGTATGAATTTTGGTAGCCTGCTTCCGCCCTCGCCAAGACCAATGGATTCTCCCATTCCCCTTTGGCTTATTACTGCAGTTTTGTTGTCGTCATCCAGTACATAGCACTCAACATCAATGCCGAAATCCTGCTGAAAGCTTCCTTTGTGTGTTGCACGCAATGGCTTGTCTTTCCATCTAGCTGCCGCACCTTTCTTGGCGATTTCCGATCTCTGCTCTTTGGTAAGCGATTTTGCGCGTGCTACGCCGCCCCTTGCTTTACTGGATGGTTTTTTATTTTCTTCTGACATTTGCAAGCTCTCTTGTTGTGAAATGTGCTTGCATAATAATCACTGTATAACCATTCAGGCAAGCATTATCTTTAAGTGTTATGCTTGCATGGTTTGCGGCAATAAAAAAGGCCGCATCTCTGCGACCCTTACCGAAACGCCTCATCAGGTCACTGGCTAGTAATCCAGTACTGACCACCAGAAAACCCTGCCAATAATCTCAATTGCTGTTAGGTTTTTCTCTTCATCCTTATGCTCTTCAGAGTTAAAGCTCCTGACGCTAACCTTATCCGGGCCTACCCTGTAGAGGATTTTTATCCTCTTCCAGCCTCCCTCATTGATTGCATAGATTTTGCCGTCGACGATCTTTTTATCATCAGTATTTACTGCGACAGTGGTTCCGTCTGGAATGTTTGGCTCCATGCTGTTACCGCGAGCAGGGAAGCAGAGCACTCCTTTACCATCTGTGCTTGCGCCAACGCGGCGCAACGTGGCTTTGGAGAATCTCAATTTGAACCCGTTATAGTCTTCTTCGTTGTAGCTTCCATCCCCAGCGGCGAGTTCAATATCTCGCAAAAATGGCACCTCTACCTCGTCCTTGGGGAGAGTGTTACTGCTATCCCAGGCGTCAACACCTTCCCACTCAACGATCGGAGTGAGTTCGTCACCTTTCGGCGGGTTACTTCCACTAATAAGCCACTTGATGTCACAACCAAGAGCAGATGCAAGCTCTGGCAGGTAGCGAGGGCGCTTAGTCTTACCGTCTTCAAGCTGCTGTATGGCTTGCTGAGAGGTCTTCGCGCGCACAGCCAAGTCCGCTTGCGTCAAGCCAAGCTCAGTTCTTCTTAGTTTTACTCGGTCAGCGATACTCATAAAAAACCTCTGGAAAGTCATTACCCATAATTACAAGCAATACGGTATTTGACAAACAAAGTAGTTTGACAATAAAATACAAATTAGTTTGTATGGAGGTCGCATGGAAAAACTATCAGACCGACTCAAGCAGAAGAGGATTGAACTGAAGCTGACACAATCCCAGCTGGCGGAGCTGGCAGGGACAAAGCAGCAGACTATTCAGCAGGTGGAGTCTGGCCTTACAAAGCGGCCACGATTTCTTCTTGAGTTAGCGCAAGCTCTTAACTGCGATCCTATCTGGTTGTTGTACGGAAATTCTGGCGGAAAAGCCGCATAAGTACCACCGCTCTTTAACATGCAACAGCCGTTGCCCGGAACCGCTCCGCCAGTGTGGGGCAAAAACCAAAGTGGCAATCCCCACGGATGCCGCACGTAACTATTTAAACCACAAAGGAAGTATTACGCATGGAAACTGCAAGCACACGCAAGACGGCGATGAAGATTCACTCGTCGCTTCTGAACAAAATCGCAGTAATGGGTCAGCGCAAATTTGCTGACGCGATGGGTGTTCATGAGTCCCAGGTTAGCCGGTGGAAATCAGGCTTGTTGGAGACTATGAGCATGGCTCTGGCTGTCCTGAACTATGGGATAGCAGATGAAGAAATGTCTGAGTTAGCGCGGCGAGTAGCAGCCGTTCTGACAAATGAAAAAGCCGAGCAGTGCGCTAACACTTTCTCGGCCTAAGTGATGATTTTGAAGAGCAATCACTGAGAGGAATTATACATGCAAAACACTGGATCAGTAAACAGTAAGGGGGCTCAATTATGAGCAACCTTGCTGCAGATATCGTAGTCCCGATCAGGCCTGATTTACGGGCCGTGGAGAAACGTGTGGCCGACACAGACGATGGATACACCCGTCTGGCAAACGAGCTGTACGAGGAGCTTATCGGCGCAAATCTGACACGGAATCAGGCGAAGGTGGCTCATGCTGTTTGCCGGAAAACTTACGGCTTCAATAAGAAGATGGATCGAATTGCTGACAGCCAAATCGCTGAGCTAACTAATCTGCCAAGGCAGAAGGTTAACAAGGCAAAGAACGAATTGATTTTGATGAGAGTTTTGCTTAAAGAGGGCGCTTTGATAGGTCCCAACAAGACCCTAGAGGAATGGCAAATTCCTGATTGTCACCAAAACGGTGTCACTGTCACCAAACCAGTGACAAAAAGTGTCACCAAAACGGTGACAAGGGTGTCACCAAAACAGGGACACACAAAAGACACTATTACAAAAGAAAAGAAAGACAATATTAATAAACCCCCTATATCCCCCAAAAAATCGCCTCAGAAGTTCGACCCGATGACAGCAGAGTTACCGGAGTGGCTTGATCCTGTCGCTTGGTCAGAATGGGTGCAGTACCGTGCAGAATCCAAAAAGCCGATTAACTCACAACTCACAGTGACCAAGGCATTCAGGGTTCTGAAGGAATGTCTGGACGAGGGGCATGATCCAACCGAAGTAATCAACACCAGCATAGCCAGCAGCTACCAGGGACTGTTTAAACCGAAGTTCCCGGCACGCAAGGCGGTTGCGGTTACCCGCACTAGCAAGCCAATGAATCACATACCAGAGGGGTTCACAGGATGAGCGCAGCAGATTTAATGCGACGCCTTCAGGCCGCTATGCCTGCCGGCACGCAACCGAAGTTTAAGACTGCCGATGAGCTTATGGCGTGGCAGCGCGAACAGGGCCGGATCGACTCTGAACGCATCATCGAGCAAAACCGGATTGCCCGCCTGCAGAATGTCTTGGGGCGGTCGGGGATCCAGGAGCTTCACCAGTCCTGCACCTTCCAGAACTACAACGCTGAGTTGCCTGCTCAGCGCAACGCACTGGAGAAATCCAAGGCCTACGCAGCACGGTTCGGTAGCGGGTTCGGTGGGTTTATCTTCAGCGGCGAATGCGGAACGGGGAAGAATCATCTGGCGGCGGCGATCGGGAATGTCTTGCTATCGGCAGGCAAGTCCGTGCTGGTCGTGACCATTCCCGACCTGATGATGCGCTTCCGAGAAACCTACCAAGAGGGGGCAAAGACCAGTGAGGCAAAACTCATGGATGACCTGTGCAGCGTTGACCTGCTGATCCTTGACGACATTGGCGTACAGCGCGGGAACACCAACGAGGGCGTTGTACTGTTCCAGATTGTGGATCGCCGCCTATCCGGGAAAAAACCAGTAGGTATGCTTACTAACCTCGACGCGCCGGCGCTAACAGAACTACTCGGGCCGCGGATCATGGACAGGATGACGATGGACGGCGGGATGTGGATTAACTTTGACTGGCCGAGCTACCGGCGAAAGGTGAAATCATGAAAGTCGAAGTTGTCAGTCTGCCACGCAAAGGAGATAGCAAATGAAAGATTTCGGGCTTTACCTTCTTGCCTCTGGCATTGGGTTGATTTGGGGATTCAACATCTTCTGGATGACTCCTGATGAAAAGCAAAGAATCAGAGCCGAAGGCGCCGTCAGTGTCTATGAAAAACGCACTGTTTGCGAGAAGGCTTTAGACCAATGGGTATGCAGCATTCCAAAGGAGTGACCCTTGCAAATCGAAATGGTAAAAAATGCCGGTGGCGTTTTTTGTCCAGCATTCGAACATGATTTACCCCGTCTGACCAAATTCAAAAACGGCGAAACCTATACCGCCGAAATCAAGCTAACCCGTAACCCCCGTTTTCACGCCAAGATGTTTACCTTCTTCAAGTTCTGCTTTGAGCACTGGTGCGCCAATCGCGCCGGACTCGAATGCATGGACGAGCACAGCCAATTTGAACGGTTCAGGAAAGACCTGACGATTCTTGCTGGTTTCTATGAACAAACGGTAAGGCTAAACGGAGACGTTCGCACAGAGGCGAAGAGCCTGGCATACGGGAATATGGAACCAGACGAATTCGAACGCTGTTACAACGCGATGATCAACGCTGCCATCAAGCACCTGTTCGGAAACACCAAGGACAGGAACACCCTTAACCAACTGCAGAGCTTCTTTTAGCGAGGCTGGAATGAAATCAAGCTTTATGCACTTAGCGGTAACCAACGAAGAGGCTACCCATCTCATTGAGACTTATCGCCGTACCGGCGCTCATGCAGAGAAAACACTGAACGTGTCAGATCCTCGCTTGTGGGATGTGGTGGTAAGGCTCACCGAGCAACGCTATCTCAGGCCAACGCCGCGCTCCATGGTCAACAAAATGTGGGGGTAAATATGCAGACTGCACGCAGTCGCCGGTGCGCCATTTGCCGCGCCTGGTTCGTCCCGCGCTTCCAGAATGAACGCTGGTGCTGTCCAGAGCACGGAGCCGAATTGGCACTAAGGTTAAGGCAGAAAACGCACCAGAAGGCCATACAGGCCGCAGAACGAAGACGAAAAGAAATAGAACGCGAAAAGAAAGAAAAGCTCAAAATCAGACGCCTCGCAGTAAAACCCCGCAGTTATTGGATCAAGCAAGCCCAGCAAGCCGTAAACGCCTATATCAGAGAGCGCGATCGTGATTTGCCCTGCATATCGTGCGGAACGTTCACGGCGGCGCAATGGGACGCTGGTCATTTTCGGACAACCGCCGCAGCGCCACAGCTTCGCTTCGACGAGCGCCAAATATGGAAGCAATGCAGCGTGTGCAACCAGCACAAGAGCGGAAATCTGGTGCCGTACCGGGCGGAGTTAGTCCGACGTATCGGTATTGCGCAGGTCGAAGCCATCGAATCAAACCACGACCGGCACAGTTGGACAATCGACGAGTGCAAGGCCATCAAGACCGAATACCAGCAAAAACTTAAACAGTTGCGAGAAGCACGGGAGGCGGCGACATGAACAAGCCCGATGCAATCTACCTTCTACCGTTTGTTCAGCGACAATCTGATTTGCGTCGCGTGTGGTGCAAGGGTAAGAAAACGATCACTCCAGCACAGCGGGTTTGGACGCGATACATGCTGACGCTTTGGGGTAGGCACCTCGGCGGTGACGATTCTCCGTCAGGTTGCGTAAATGTCATTGGTCGCTTGATGATCCGAACTGAATGGAGTGAGGGGCAGTCCAATCGAATCGTTGAAGTGGTTGAAGCTCTTCACGCACAAGGTTACCGCGGGGAAGAGCTATTCAAGAAGTCGCGTGAACTTGTCATTCCAGGCACATCAGCAAGCAACATCATCGCTCTCGCCAAAGAATCAGATGATGCCGCTTTTGTTGAGTCCGTGATGAGCAAAACGATAAAACGTGATAGCCCGATTCGCTCAGTTGCCATTAAACGCTATTGCAGTCGCAAACGCCCGCAAGACATTGCTCGCATGATAGAGAGTGAAACCGGAGCGGATGTACAGGCAGCAAGAAAGAGAGTTATCTGGTGCGAAGAGATACTCGAAGAGGAAATGTTTTATGCAATAAAGCGAGAAATGGAGAAAGAATTTCCAACAATTGCAGCTTAATTGGAAAATAAAGTTGCAAAACGGGAAATCAAAGTATATATTTTCAGCTATGCTCGGGAGCGTAAAGCGAAGAGCGGCAGTGACGAGGAAGTAATTAAACAGCGCACACCGGATGCTATGACGATCCAATCGCCAGCATGCCTTGAGCTGAAGCACTGCCAACAAACAATCAGGCCCTGGCTAACCTCCGGGGCTTTTCATTTCAACGCTAATGGCACTCCCGTTGGTAATCCAGGGCTGTTCCGGCTGGTCAATGGGCGGCGAGTGTCATTTGCGTTGTGGTGAACACTGGATATAGGCCAGATTCGGAAGATAGAAATATCACAGTGGGACTGACCAAACGATGAGAGCCGGCAAATCTGAGTCAGTAGCGCGTCCCGGTTAAGTGATAACCTAAGCCACACAACATTTTAGCCTCGCCATCGTGCGGGGCTTTTTGCATTTCAGCCCCAGCCAACGGACGACACCCTCTTACCGGCAGCGTTTACGGCTGATGGCTGAACCCTATCCATAACCCGAATCCGGGAAAGAGCCCCGGAAGGGGGAGGTATGAAAATCATGCCGGAGAAAATCACCACGTTCATTTCTTACTGCACCTCCGCGACGCTGGTGTGTGGAGGTAGCATTTTGCAATGGCTTCATGACCTCGACTGGAATCAGGTTGCGGTAGTTGGCGGCTTTGTGATCGGTGCAATCACTGCAGTGATGAACTTCTACTTCAAACACCGCCAGACAAAAGCCTATGAGAAAGCCCTCAAGGCCGGTTATGTCACACCACCGCCGGCGGAGGACTAAGCATGGCGATAACGGCCTCATTAAAGAAAAAGCTAAGTGCTGCTATTGCTGGTGGCGCTATGGCGATCGCCGCGGTACTGATCCCCTCACTTGAGGGAGTCGAATACAAGCCGTACCGCGATGTTGTTGGCGTGCTGACTGTCTGTTATGGCCACACCGGGCCAGACATTATTCCCGATAAGACGTACACCGAAACGGAATGCAAAGCGCTGCTGGATAAAGACCTTCAACCTTTCGCCCGTTCGGTAGAGCGCTCGGTAAAGGTGCCAGCCAGCGAATACCAGAAAGCGGCGCTGATCAGCTTCAGCTACAACGTTGGCGTCAAGGCTTTCGAGTCATCAACGCTGCTGAAAAAGCTTAATGCCGGTGACAGTCGTGGCGCCTGTGACGAAATGAGGCGTTGGAATAAAGCTGGTGGCAAGGTCTGGAAGGGGTTGATTAACCGTCGCGAAGTTGAGCGCGAAATCTGCAACTGGGGCCAGTCATGAATCGATTGGTGGCGGTATTAGGTGCTGCTCTGCTGATCATCGTCATTGCGCTGGCGTGGCTGGCACTTTACTTCCACAGCAACGCAGTAAAGGCTGGTGAGCAGGTTAAGCAGCAGGAAAAGACGCTGGCGCAGCAGTCAGGACTGATCTCAACCCTGCAAGCACAAGACCGGAAGAACAGAGCCTTAGCCGCGGAGCAACAACAAAGAGAGCAGCAACTACGCCAGCAGGGCGAAACCTACCAGAGGAAATTGCGTGATGCACTTAAAGGCAGTAAATGTGGGAATAGTCCTATGCCTGCCGCTGTTGTTGAGCTCCTGCAGCAGAATGTCGCCGACACCCCAGCAAGTCGTCCTGTTGCCCCCTGAGTCCGTTTTCACTCCATGCGAGCAGTCAGAGCTGCAGGGTAATACCTGGGGCGATGCGGTGAGTTACACACTGTCCCTGAAAACAGCGTTATCAATCTGCGCCGGCCAGGTAGAGACGCTCAACGCCTGGCGGCGAGCTACCACTAGATTAAAGTGATTGAATAACAATTGCGTGGTTATTGAAAATCATTATCATTTGTGAGGGGCGACTACTATACATTTTGCCAAAAGGATTTTGTCATGCTCAAGTTTTTATTAACCATACTAATGGTCTTCTCCATCAACGCTTGTGTAGCTGAAGGGTCTAAACCGAAGCCCGTATCCAGAGTTAATCCTGTATACCCAATCTATGCTTATGACAATAAGATAGAGGGATATGCAAAAGTAAAATATGACGTTGATAAAGATGGAAAAATTAGTGAGATAAGAATCATAGAATCAAGCCCTCGGGGTTTGTTCGAGAATGCGCTTGTTATGGCGATGTCAAAGTGGCGGTTCGAAAAAAATAAACCATATAAGAACCTGGAGATTACCGTTCGTTTCAAAATGAGCAGCCCAATCTCCCAATGAGTGAGCCCGCTTCGGCGGGTTTTTTTATTGCCCATCGCAGAGCATCTTTCCGGGGCTGCTGTATAATCCTCCCTAATAGGAGGATCCCATGTCATACAATCTCGGCAATCTGCCAAAAGAAGAAATGGACAAGGTTAACGTAGACCTTGCGGCGTCAGGTGTAGCGTACAAAGAGCGCATGAACATGCCGATTGTGCCGGCTCAGGTAGAGGAGGAGCAGCCTGAACACCTGCGAGAGCTTTTCCGGGAGCGCCTGCAGCATTACCGCAGCCAGAGCCATAAATTCCCAGGGCCAAACGACCCGCGATATCAGCAGATGGCTGAGGCCAACGGCAAGAAATGACTGAACCCGCTCCGGCGGGTTTTTTTATGCAAACCAAACGGGGCGACTAGATGGCAGAGACAACAGAAGTTACTCAAGCAGAAAGCATTAGGCTCAAAATTATCAAGATGGTCGGATATGACACTGCGGCAGCAGCAGCGGCGATCAAGTTTGTCGCTGACGACCATCTAAAATTCACCATGTTTGAAATGCAGCATGGACGGGCAGAGCTTAATGCTATGGAGCCTATCCCTAAGGTCATGAAAGCTATTCAGGAAAGCAAAGAAGCTCTGGCGCTGTTCGACACCGAGACATAGCAGCAGCCATTCAGTGAGTGGCTGATTCAATGCTACCGATAACCAGCAGGAGGAAGTCATGGCAAAGCAAACGCAGGATGAAAGCCATGCTCGGCGGCCATATCCGCCCCTGCAGTTCATCGAGTCCCACCAACTGATGCCATACATCGGTCTAGTGCCTGCAAACGAGGTGCAGGAGTGGATGAAGCGTCAAATTATTGACGATTCTGGCACCCTGTTTAACCCAGATCACGGACACCTTGTAGACGCCGATCTGCGCTTTATGTGGGCATCGTCCGCGTTTGAGAAGAAAGGGCGCCATGTGCTCGGTCAGGCTGAAGAGGTGGCGATGCGCGCCGGCGGCTGGCAGAAGGCCAGGATGGAACAGCAGATGCATGAGTGGTTCGGCGAAGTGCCGAAATTCATCATTACGCTCGCTGCCGACTACTGCTCACAGTGCTCCGATGCTGAGTTCTGCGCGCTGGTCGAGCATGAGCTTTACCACATCGCACAGGCTACAGACGATTTCGGTGCACCAAAATTCAACAAGGAAGGCCAGCCGGTGCTGAAGCTGCGCGGCCACGACGTTGAAGAGTTTGTTGGCGTGGTTCGCCGGTATGGCGCCAGCGTGGAAGTTCAGGAACTGGTTGATGCGGCTAACAGGCCTGCGGAGGTGGCACAACTAAACATTGCCAGGGCGTGCGGTAACTGCATGTTGAGGCTGGCGTAAATATTGGACTGTATTGGACGGATGGTGATTTATGGCTGCATTAAAACCAGATGTAAAAGCCTTCATCATTCATTCTCTTGCGTGCTTTGATACCCCTACGCTGGTGGTAGAGTCCGTCCAAAAAGAGTTTGGGCTAAAAATCACGCGTCAACAGGTTGAATCTCACGACCCGACAAAGGTTAGCGGCAAGTCGCTGGCTAAGAAGTGGGTAGACCTGTTCAACACGACGCGAGAACGATTCAAGACGGAAATTTCAGACATTCCGATCGCTAACAAGGCATACCGGCTCCGTGTTCTTGACCGCATGGCGACGCGAACCGAAACCATGAAGAACTACGCATTGGCCGCTCAGATCGTCGAGCAGGCCGCGAAAGAGTGCGGTGACGCGTATACCAACAAGCAAAAGATTGAAACCCAGCACACCATCGCTGATGAGATGGCTGAGCTACTGAAGGAGATATCTTCTGAGGCGTGATTTATGGCTGATCTCAACAAGCAATTCAGCGAGCTGAAGAAGAACCTTAAAAATCGATTCTGGCGCCTAAACAACCTTTACTTCATCACCGACAAATCGGGGAAGAAGGTTAAGTTCAGGATGACTCCTGAGCAGCTCGAATACTTCGAAGGCGTACATACCAGGAACATAATCTTAAAGGCCAGACAGCTCGGCTTTACGACGCTGGTTTGTATTGTCCAGCTCGATGCCGCGTTGTTCGAATCAGCAAAGTGCGCGCTGATCGCCCACACCTTAAACGACGCAAAGCGCCTGTTTAGGGAAAAGGTCAAATATGCCTACGACAACCTGCCGGCGCTGATCAGAAAGGCGAACCCGGCAAAGAACGACGCAGTTGGGGAGCTTGTTTTCAATAATGGCGGCTCTCTCTACGTCAGCACGTCATTTCGTGGCGGCACGCTTCGTTACCTGCACGTTTCTGAGTTCGGCAAGATCTGCGCTAAGTACCCGGACAAAGCCCGTGAAATCGTCACTGGCGCCTTTGAGGCAGTATCGACAGATTGCTTTACAACTATCGAGAGTACAGCCGAGGGGCGTGCTGGGTATTTCTTCGACTATTGCCAGACGGCCGAGAAAGCACAGCTGCAGGGCAAAACGTTATCAAACCTCGACTGGAAGTTTTTCTTCTTCACGTGGTGGAAGAATCCTCAGTATGCAATCGACCCGGTAGAAAGCCTTCCAGAGCGTCTGGTTGACTACTTCAACGAGCTGGAAGCCAAGCATGGCGTCACGTTAAATGAACGCCAGAAGGCCTGGTATCTCGCCAAAGAGAAGACTCTAGGCGACGATATGAAGCGTGAATATCCGAGCATACCCACTGAAGCATTCCAACAGTCGGTAGAGGGGGCGTATTACGCCAAGCAGTTCCGCTGGCTGTATACCAATAAGCGGATCGGTTCACTTCCCGACAACTCTCACCTCCCGGTTCACACGTTCTGGGATATCGGCGTAGGTGACTCAACAGCTATCTGGTTCGTTCGTGAGGTTGGTGAAGAGTTTCATATCATCGATTACTACGAGAACTCTGGGGAGGGTTTGAGGCACTACATGAAGGTGCTCAAAGACCGTGGCTATGAGTACGGAGAGCACTGGGGGCCACACGATATTGAAAACCGAGAGTTTGGCTCTGACGCTAAATCACGTAAGGAGCTGGCGCGCGAGGGTTACGAAATCGACGGCCAGGTGTATTCGATGACTTTCAAGGTTGTGCCGAAAGTCGGCGTTGATACCGGTATCGAGTCTGTCCGTGAAATTCTCCCTAAATGCGTCTTTGACGATGAGAAGTGTGCTGAGGGGATATCTCACCTGGAGGGATACCGAAAAGAGTGGGATGACAAGCGCGGGTGCTGGAAAGACAGACCTCTTCACGATCACACGTCGCACGGTTCAGATGGTTTCCGCTACTTTGCCGTAGCGAAGAACAACCACAAACAAGTTGGCGCCGTATTCTTCTAAGGAGCTCTCAGTGAGTGAACAAAATAGCGAGGTTGAATTCCTCGTCAATGCCCTCGCTGACGCAGTGGCGATAGGGCGCCAGCGTTCCTTGTACGCGGGACAGATGAATGGCAACACGAAGAGAACAAAACTGTGGGACGAGTTCGGCTACCCGGACACCATAAGCTTCGATCTGCTTCTTCGAGCCTATCGTCGAAACTCAGCGGCTTATGCCGGCGTGCATAAAACGTTGGATAATTGCTGGAGTGACTTTCCGACGGTTATTGATGGCCCACTGGCTGATAAGTCTACCGTCTCTACAGAATGGGAGAAGGCGGTCACCAGGCTGCTGAAAAAACATTGGTCAAAAATCAAGGATGCCGATCGGCGCAATTTGGTTGGTCGATACTCTGCCATTATCCTCCAGCTTAAAGACAACAGGTCATGGTCAGAGCCAGTGGATACAGCGCTGGTGGCAAAACTTGGCGAAAATGCTTTAGTGAAGATGATCCCTGTTTGGGAATCGCAGATTAAGCCTGGTAACCATGACGTTGACACGCTGTCACCAACTTATGGCCAGCCTGTGAACTACATCTTCAATGAGCAACCTGTAGGTGATGACGGCACCTATGGCAATGTGAGAAGCGTTACGGTTCACCCCAGCAGGGTGATCATCCTCGCCGAAGGTTCAGAAGATGACAACATGTTGTCTGGCATCCCTCTTAACGAAGCTGGTTACAACGATTTGCTGGACATCGAAAAGACCAAGGGCGGAAGCGCGGAGGGGTTCCTGAAGAACGCGAGCCGCCAGCTTGGTATTCATTTCGACGATAAAACCGACATGAAAACCATCGCGCAGCAGGCGAAAGATGCCGGCTATAAAGACCTTGGCGAGGCAATGAATGAAAAGATCAGGAAGCTCAACCAGGGTACGGATTCTGCGCTGGTAACTCAGTCAGGGACATCATCTGTCCTTTCGGTTGCCGCTGCTGACCCTACACCGTCATGGACAGTCTCGGCCAATAGCTATGCCTCAACCATCGGCTGCCCGTTCAATATCCTCTTTGGCAAGCAAACCGGAAACCTCGCATCTACAGAAGATCGGAAGGAGTGGGCTAAAAAAGGGAATGGGCGCCGTGGCGGGTGGCTATCCTGGCTGCTAACTGAGGTCATTCAGAGATGGTGTGACGTCGGCGTAGTATCGCAACCAACGAAAGGCGAGATCACCGTCGATTGGTCTGATTTGCTGGCGCCAGGTGATAGCGAGAAGCTCGAGAACATGAGCAAGATGGCAGATGTTGCCTACAAAACCCAGCAAGCGTTCGGCGCGTCTGCTGTTGAACCAAACGAGGTGCGTGCTGCCGGCGAACTGGAGCCAATCGAGGAACCTAGACAGCCAGACCCGACAAAAAAGCAGGTCGGTAAGGATCCGCTGAATGATAACAACGCTGAGGCCTAAAGCCGGGACACCGATAATACCGCGCAATAAAGCAGACCCCACCCAATCCTATCGGCAAGTTAACAAAATGTTCCGGGATATCGAGAGCCGATATCTGGGCATCAAAACAACGCTTCGGCAACTTTTCGACCAACGATTAACTGGCCGGGTGCTGGTGGGTAACTCTCAGCGATCGCATGTTCTTTCAGGTGACACCCTATATCAGGTTAACGCCGGTACGTTTGTCTACGACATGAACGCTCAGCAGTTGGCAGCGCTTCTTGAGTTAATACAAACGATCCTTGATGACTACCTGTTAGATGGCAACGGTCAGGATATTTGGGCGCTGCAGTATATTTCAGATGAGTATCGGCGCGGCACGCTCAATGCCTATACGAATCTGTCTGCTCAGTCTGAGGTCTACGCTTCACAGACCACGCTAAGTGCGCTTCTGTCCACGCCTGCTTATCAAAACCAAGTGGCCGCTGCTTTCGTGTCGACGTATAGCGATTGGAAGGGGATCAGCGATGCAGCGCGCGCTGACCTTGCCAATATCATCGCCGATGCTGTTGGCCGAGGTGTAAACCCGCGTGAAACCATGAGGGTGATAAGCAAACGCCTTGATGTATCAATGTCCAAGGCAAAGACGATTGCTCAGACCGAGCAGGTTGGCGCCCTGAGAGAGGCTCAGTGGAACGAAACCAAATGGGTGCAGGATAGGTTAGGCCTGCGCACCAAGTTGCTGCATTTATCCGCCCTGAAGCCGACTACGCGCGCCTGGCACGCATCGCGCCACGGCAAGCTTTACACGGTCGAAGAAGTGCGTGAGTGGTACTCGAAAGACGGCAACAGGTTCCACTGTTACTGCAGCCAGATCCCAGCCGTCGTTGACGAGAAAGACAATGTAGTAAACATCGGGTTGGCGAAGCGCTTGGAAGAAGAGCGCGCTGCCTGGATGACGCAACAGGCCGCTTAATCGGCATCACCAACACAATGAGGACACAGCATGAAGCGCAACCGCGTTAACGTGCTGACCGTCGTCAACTCCGCTTCAAATATCACTACCGAAACCATCGACGGGAAACCACATATCGTGGTTCGCGGCATTACGCCCGTTGTTGACGATATCGTGATGAACCGGAAGTTGTACCCGGCAGCAGAAATTGCCAAGGCCTATAACACCCTTGAGCGCAAACCGATGCCGCTGGGGCATCCCAAAATAGACGGAAAGCATGTATCGGCGGGTGATGTCCGCGCGGTGAACAACTATCACGTTGGCGCCTGGCTTCAAGACGTCCAGCACGTCGATGGAAAGGTAAATGGTGATATGTATGTCGATCGCCGCTATGCCGAAGGCAGTGAAAAGGGTAAGCGGCTGGTAAATCGACTGGATGAAATGATCGCTGGGACAAACATAGAGCCCATCCACATTTCTACCGGGCTTCTTTATTCAGGTATTGCCGCCAACGGTGAATCGAAGGGTAAGAAGTACAACGAAATCGCCACAAACATGGTGTTTGACCATGTGGCCGTTTTACTTGATGAGCCCGGCGCCGGAACGCCAAGCGAAGGCGTGGGCATCTTCGTTAACGCCGACGGCGACGATCAAGAGGTCGAAATCGCAAACCTGTCGGAGGGTATTGATTGCACCCGAGAGGGGCTGCTGAACAAGACAAAATTCTTCTTAACCAATGCCTCCAACTTCTCGTTTGACGATATCCGTGAAGCGATCAGCAACAAGCTCCGTGAAGGTCGCTCAGATGATTACTGGCCCTGGCCGGAATCTATCTGGCCCGACACTTTCATTTACCGCGATAAAACCAAGTTTTTCCGACAGAAATACCTCATCGATGAGGACGGTAAGGCCGTGTTCGTCGGCGAACCTGTAGAAGTCGTGCGCAAACCCACTGAGTACGAAATTAAAACCAACGGAGAGAAAGATCCGATGAAAGAACTGATTATCAATGCGCTGCAAGCCGCTGGTAAGCCGACTGAAGGCAAGTCCGATGCCGAACTGATGGACGCTTACAACCAATTGGCCGCAGAGAAGGCGACAGCCAAAAAAGAAGGCGGGGAAGAAATCGACCCTGCAACCGGCAAGCCTAAGAAGAAAGAGCAGGCAAGCAACAGCGACGAGGCGCCGGCATGGTTTAAACCATTCGCCGCCGATCTCGCAGCTGTTAAGTCTGGCCTTATTGCCAACTCAGACAAAGAGAAAGGTGAAATGCGCGCAGCAGTTAAAGCCAAATTCGGCATGAGCGACGTTGCTGTAAACGCGCTGGATGGCGATCCGCTGAAGGAGCTGTTTGCCCAGTGCTCAACCTCTATCGGCCTGAACGGCATGCTGCGTCAGGTTAACTCCTCTCAAACTTTCAGCGAAATGCCGGAGTAAAAAATGGCTAAAGACGGGAAACACGTAATTCACGCGGGCGGTATCTTCGCCAATCCACAACTGCATCGTGAAGGTGCCGCCGCCGCCGATACACCCCCTGGCACGATCGGTTTCTTCGATAACACCACGAAGAAATTCACCGCATCGGTAGATGGCAATGAAGCCGCGATCCTTTACGTAGCCAACTATGACTATCTGCGCTGCAAAACCGTAGATGACGTCATTAAGGCTGGTGATTGGGTTGTTGCATTCCATCCAACCCCTGGCGTTTTCTTCAACGTTCCTGCTGCCGCTGGCACCTACACCAAAGGCCAGCCGCTTTCTATCGTCAATGGCCGGGTTAAGGCCGCTGCAGAAGGCGAGTCAGTCCGCGCATACGTAGAAGAAGATCGCGCATACACCACGGCAGCAGGCGAACTCCTGCGCGTTGTCATTAAGTAAGGAGCACCTGAATGTTTGTATTTTCCACTAAACAGGCGACCGAAACCGGTAACCTTGAGGTTAACTCCTCTCAATTTAAAAAGCTGACAGCCGCGCGTAACGCCAGCGCTCAAGCCGCCGCAGATTTCATTGCACGAACCAAATGGCGGGGGGATGCAGAAGATACGCCTGAGCTCAACGCTGTAAACGCAGTCGACGATATCCGCCGTCTGTATAAGGCATATGACCAGACAGTACTGAAGCAGTTTGAGCCGAACACAGAGTTCACTCTGCTCAACGATCTGATGCCACTGTCTCGCTCTGTTCGCCTAGAAGAGTCTGTGTACGAATACGCACGCACTGGCGGCCGTGGCTGGGCGCACACATCCATGTCTGGGCAGATCGGTGCGGCGCTGGATGCGAAGTCTTACACCTTTGATGGCACCATGGTGCCTATCCACGACAGCGGCTTTAAATTCAACTGGCGTGACCCGGTCTTCAACAAAGGATCTGCACTTTCCTCCCTGGCTGATGCTCAGGCTGGCTCTGTCGATGACGTTCGCCGGCAGTATGTGGACTACATCTGGGAAGGTTTCCGCGACGCGGCCGGCAACTTCATCAAGTTCGACGACAAGACCTGGAAGGGGTTGCGTCATGATGAGCGTGTGGCGCAGGTTACGCTGACTGTTAACTTTGCGACTAGCACCGACCCTAAAGCGATGCGCGCTGCTGCTATCGCTCTGCGTGACGTGCTGAAGTTGCAAAACTATCAATACGGCCAACAGACCTGGTACGTATCCAGCGAAATCATGTCGAACTGGGAGCAGTATTTTGACGTTAATGCTCTGCGCACAGTTCTGGAAGAGCTGAAGAAGTTGGCCGGTATCTCCGACATCAAAGAGGACGCCGAGCTTTCTGGTAACGAAATCGTGATTATCCCTCTCGCTGCTGGCGTCATTGCCCCGATCGTAGGCCAGGCGTTCGGCACCGTTGCCGATCCTCGTCAGTTCTACAACAGCGATTACGTATGGCGTACCTGGGGTGCCGCCGGCCTGATGGTCAAGCAAGACATCAACGGCCACTTCTCTGTCATTCACGCATCCAGCTAAGGAAAAATTATGGCACTCGTAAAAGTTTTGGTAGCAAACCTCTTTGCCGGTGCCAACTTCCAAAAACTGGAAGTTGGCAAAGTCTACGAAGTAGATGACGCGGTTGCAGGGAAGTGGATTGCCGATGGTAAGGCGGAGCAGTCAGCAGAAAAGAAAGGCGAGAAGCTGGCATTAGAAGTGGCCACATCGACCGCTACATCCAGTGCCGATACATCCGCACTTCAGACAAAGTTGGACGACGCGCTGGAGCAACTGAAGCAGGCCCAGGCTGCTGCAGCGGCGAAGGATAAGGAACATGCCGACGCGCTGGAGCAACTGAAGCAGGCCCAGGCTGCCGAACTAGCGGCAGAAAAGCAGCGTGCTGATACAGCAGAAGCTGCGCTGGCAGCAGCGACCAAGAAGGACAAGTAATCATGGCAGCGCAGATAACAGCGGCGCAGGTTAAACAGCAGTTGTCTGCGCTGGGTTACTCCATTCCTGACTTCATGATCGATGCCTACCTGTGCAAGCTGGACGGCATCCGTCAGTGCCTGGAGGCGTCTGGCTACGACGATTGCGATCTGATGCTGATACAGATATACGCCGTCACTCTTATGGCGATAACGGCCTTCAGCCAGCGCATCAAGTCACAGTCAGCGCCTTCAGGGGCGTCGAGGTCGTTCGATTACAGCGGCGACATCAAAACCATGAGGAACACGCTGGCAGCGTTGGATACCGCGGGATGCACTGCAGGCTTGCCGATCGACGTTGGCACTAGCGTGGGTTTCTTCGACGTTGTGGGAGGTTGCTGATGCAGGAAGAGAGAAAAAGCGATGAGGATAAACCTGATTGCGAAAAATACCCCAACTGCCCCGGCTGTCCTGACCAATATGAGGATTATCTCTCATGAGCGCTGCGGCTAACTGGAGCTATACAGCGGTCGCTACTGTCTGGAAAAAGCTGGGCATGGACGATTACGGTAAATCTTCCTTCGCTGAGCCTATCCAGATCATGTGCGATTACGGTGGTGATGCGACTGCACGGCTTGGCGATATCGGGCTTGAATTTGTCGTAAAAAACACGCACTGGACTGAGTATGCGGATGCACGCCAAGGTGACTATATCCTGATCGGTGCTTCATATGAACCAGACCCGAAAAAGGTTGATGGTGCTGATGAGGTTCGCCATATCATCCGGTACGCCGATACATTCGACCGCATCGCCGATGACTACGCGATTATCACGGGGGGTTGATATGGGCGTAAAGGTTAAAGGTATCCGGGAGGCGCAGGCCAATCTTGATAGGTTAATCGGGGATATCAAGGGAAGGAGGGTTGTCAGGGCTATGCAGTCGGCGCTGCTTATAGGTGGTTCCCAGGCTGCTTTATACACCCCTATCGACACATCGACGCTACTCAATAGCCAGTACCGCGATATTTCCGTGAATGGCTCCCGGATTACGGGCCGCGTTGGCTACTCGGCCAATTACGCTGTCTATGTGCATGACCCGAATATCCCCCAGAAATTCCGGCGCGCCACCGCCCAAAAAGAGTTCCTTACCAAGGGCTTTGAAGATACCAAGGCGCAGATTGACAGAGCGATCAAGAAGGAGATGCAGCTATGACGCCAGCCATGCATCGCCGCGTTCGCGATTACTTTGTTGATGCCGGGCTGACCTCCGGCTTCACTACGCAGATGTTGCGCTGGAGGGACACCGGAAAGGGCGAACATAAATTCATTGTCTTTCGTCCAAACGGTGGTAGCCCAGTTCGCAACGATCTAGCCAGCGAATATCTGGTGCTGGTCGACGTCATCGGCGCTGAAGGAGAGGATGAAGAGGTGGACAACGCTGTCCAAGCCATCATCAGCCACATCCAGAACAACCCCATGCCAAATGACTGTATCGGCCATATTGAGAACGTCGGCGGTATCCCATCCCCAGTTTCCACAACTGAAGGGCGATTAGTCTATCGCCTGCAATTCGCTTGCCTGTACGGCGAGTAATCAATAATCAAAGAGGTAAGCAATATGCAAGGTTGCTCAACTGACAACAGCAAGTTGTTCGGTCGTGGCATTGTGCTTGAGGTGGCTTTAGGCTGCCCTGATACAGTGCCTGCAGAAAGCGAATGGCAGTCGCTGATCGCCGGTACTTCCAAAGGCTTCGACTTTAGCCCGAATACCGTAACTTCGGATGCGGATGACACCAAGGGTTATGTTGAAAACCTGGTCACTAACTCAGACTTTACCCTGAGCTTTGAAGGCGAAGTGCGTAAGCGCGATAAGCTGGATCAGTTCGGCGTGGCGAAGTTCGTTAAGTATTACAACGACGAAATTCAGGCTGGTCGCCAGCCCACTTTGTGGGTGCGTGAAGAGTATGGCCCGATCACCTTCATCGGGTACATGGTTATCACCGCGCTGAGTTCTGACGGCGGCACTAACGACATCGTTACGCTCTCGACCGAGTTCAAGGTGGCTGACTCCGATACCATCCAGGTTATCGACACTCCGGTTGATATTCCAGTCACTGGGATCACTCTGACCCCAACCAGTGGCACGGTAGCAGCCGGTGCAACGACCACTTTTAACGTGGTGTTTGCTCCAGCCAATGCGACCGATCAATCGTTTACTTTGGTTTCGTCTGTACCGGCGCGGGCAACGGCAACGGCTAACGGTTTGGTTGTCACCGTATCAGCACCATCTGGCGCCACTGCAGGCGCAGCAAACATTACTGTAAAAACCAACGATGGCTCATTTACTGCCGTATTCGCGGCCACCGTCACCGCGTAACTATCACAAAGGGCGTTTACGCGCCCTTGATGATAATTATTCGAGGCAACCATGACTCCATTAACTGAAATTGGCGAGATGCTCATATCAGACGCCAGCCGCGACTACTTCTTCAGGCCATCATTCGGAAACATGTCGCGTATAGGCTCTCCAGCGGAGATTGTAGAGCGCTTTGCTGAACTCCATACAAGTGAGGCGCCGAGATTGCTTTCTGCCGCTGTGGCAGCGTATGGCGAGATTCCAGGGTGGTTGCTTGCTTATATCAACTCACCATCGTTTAGCAGCTCAGCTATCTTTGCCGGCATGATCGTAATGCAGGCCTGCTGTGATGACGATATCAGCGCGCTGGTGGGGGAGCTGCGGCCAAGTAAACGAGGGAGAAGGGCGTTCGTGTTCCGTCGTGGCAGTCTGCCGGCGAGCGACATTATCATCCTCGGGCAGTCGCTGATCACTCACGGCATCATCGGAAAAGCCAAGGTGCGTCGTCTTCAGCGGCATGAGACAAACAGCTTTGTCAGTGAGTTCAGTGCATTCGAGTACATCAGTGCTGCCCGTAACCATTTCAGCATGCCGCGCGCCGAGGCTGAGCAACTGACCATGACGGAATTTCAGCTGCTGATCAACGCTAAATACCCAGATCAGAAAGGGTTCACCGCTGAAGAGTACGATGCTGTTGCGGATGAGTACATGAAGAAGAAAGCACGACGCCTGGCTAAGGCTGCGTAGAAGCGCTGGCAGGCGATGATGAAAACGCAAAAAAAATCGATAGGCCAAAATCGCAGCAGAACCAAACTACAGCAGCGAGTTTTGCATGCATGGGGATGTGCGATGGATTTTATGGGTTCACTGCAGGGCGAATAGACAGCAATAGAGAGCAATAGACGGTGAGAAAACGTGCTGTCGACATTGAAAGAATATGACTAAGGTAATACACTCCATCTCAAATGATAGTAGTTACCGATTTTGATTTATCCTTGGGTGAGTTTTGGAGGAGTTATGTTTAGCGAAAAAAAAGTAGCTCAGATGGCTGCTTACCTGCTGCTTAAGCGTGGCGGTCGCATGGCATATCTGAAACTTATGAAACTTCTCTACCTGGCAAACAGGCAGTCTATGTTACGCCATGGGCGAATGATGGGTGAAGACAACCTTTACTCCATGCAGCATGGACCTGTTATGTCGACAACTCTCGATTTGATTCGAGGGAAGCAGGTTGATGCTGGCGGCTATTGGTATAGCCTTATTCAGACAAATCAACATGATGTTGCTTTGTGTGCGGATCCAAGAGAAATGGATGCCGATGAGGTGTTTGACGAGTTGAGTCGTTCAGACATTCGCATTCTTGATGAGATCTATGCTCAGTACGGCCACATGAATCGATATGATTTGCGCGACATGACGCACTTGGCAGAAGTTTGCCCAGAATGGCATGACCCTGGTCGTTCTAGAACTCCTATCGATGTGCGTGATATTTTCCTTCATGAGGGAAAAACTCCAGAAGAAGCGGAAAACATCTTCAGAAGCATGTGTGAATCCCAACAGCTTAAGGAGTTTTCTTCTCAACTGTCATGAGCACATTCCAACCATATCGAAAAGGAACCGTCTTGGCCCCAAGTGGGCCATGCAATCATTTGCATGTGATCTGCAATGATCCTGTTTACTACCCTATTAACGATTGCTATTGCATCTTGGTAGTTAATATTTCCAGCATTAAACCTGGTGTGCCACATGATGATGCTTGTGTTCTTAATCCTGGTGAACATAGGTTCATTCAACATCCTAGCTATGTAGTGTATGCAGAAGCAGTTATTTGGCGAGTAGACAATGTTGCCAGAAAGCATGCTCAAGGTGAGATTACTGCTCATGATGATATGCCGCAGGCAACATTTGAAAGAGTTCTTGCAGGATTTGACATATCTGACCAAGCAACACCTAAGAACATAAAATTTAAAAATAGATATTGTGTTGATGAGCAGCCAGACCAGATGACTGGCACATAAAAGAATCCTTTTAACAACCCACCCTAGAGGTGGGTTTTTGCTTTCTGCGGGTGCTATAGTGCTCAATCATCCTTAACAATGGTGATTGCTATGAAATGGATATCAGTAGGCGAGAGGTTGCCAGAAGCTGGCCTTTATCGCGTAATCGTCGCAACAGACAAGGGCGTTGGCGCTGCCAATTTTAACCCTATCAACGGTTTTCAGGCAGTAACGCTTAATGGAAGCACTCAGTATTCTCATTTAACAGTGAGCCACTGGATGCCGTTCCCTGAAGCGCCTTAACAACGATGAAGATAAGCCCACCTGAGTGGGCTTTTTGCTTTCTGACCCTCGTTTTCGTTGCCTACTTCATGCTCTCTGCTACCATGTAACGACTTGTTACTTGTCTATGGGAAAAGGACGAAATGAAGAAGATTGTAGCGGCAGCAATGGTGGCTTTTTTGTTGGCAGGATGTGCATCATCAGGGAACAAACAACTGCAGAAAGAAACCGAAGTAAGCATGCAAAGCAAGATCAAAGAAGGGGTTACCACCAAATCCCAATTAAAAACCTTACTTGGATCTCCTGATAGCGTCAGCTTTACAGATGGTGGGAAAGAAATCTGGAAGTATGTTCATGCCAAGGTGAAAGTTAGCGGTAAAAGCTTCATTCCATTCTATGGATTGTTCCATAACGGCACTAATGGGACAAAGAAAGAGTTGACGGTTCTTTTTAATGGCGATGTGGTTGAAAAATATTCTATGTCAGAGTCAGCTGTGGAGACAAAATCCGGGTGGGCTGACTAGTTTAAGCTAAACGCCATAGTAATAAATGATAGACCTCGCTTCGGCGAGGTTTTTTTATGCTCGAATTAGGAGGCTCAATGGCTGGGCAGGAAGAGGTTGGCAGCATTGTTTATCAGGTTGGGATGGACATTGATCCACTGCTGCAAGGTGGACGCGCAGCAAATAGAGCCATAGGGCAGCTTGATTCGACTGCCTCAACCGCCGGGAAAACATTCAAAACGTTAGACACTCAGTTATCATCAACCGCGCGCTCGGTAAGCGCAGCTTCAGGTTCAGCCAAAAGGCTCGGTGGTAGCTTTCAACAAATTGGCTACCAGATTCAAGACTTCGTTGTTCAAGTTCAAGGCGGCCAATCAGCAATGGTTGCTTTTGGTCAACAAGGCTCTCAGCTTGCAGGCGCATTTGGTCCTGGCGGGGCCATCCTTGGCGCGGTCATTGCTCTTGCTTCAGCGTTAGCAGGGCCATTACTGGCATCACTGGGTAGTAGCAGCAATAAAATGGCCGATCTTCAGCAGGCTGCAGAATCATTGAATAAGATTGTGGTAATTAACAGTCAGGGCGTTGCCGCGTTATCAAATGATTATGCTCGTTTAGCTGCCACAAATGCAGCGCTGGCAACCCAGCTTAGGGATGCGGCTGTCGCACGGTATGCAGCTGAAGTGGAGAACGCTAGAAAGGCAGTATCTAACATTGCTGAAGAGCAAACATCATGGTGGCGAAGCTTAAGTGGCGGTGTGGCAAGTGTTACGGCTGCAGGTAACGCTCTCGATACATTGAGCATTACCACAGACAGCTTCAAAGAGGCTATAAGTCAGGCTGAGGGGGCGGGAACTGCCTTCCGCTCAAGCACGCAGACATTGCTGTCTACCGTTGCCATGATGGCTAGCAAGTTCGACATATCTGAGGAGTCGGCTTTCGCCCTTGTTAAGCAACTAAATGAGCTGGCTAAAAATCCTACATCAGATAATGTCACTAAGATATCCCAATCAATTGCTGGAATGAAAAGCACCACAGACGAAGGCAGATTGGCTCTTGTGAATTTTAGGGATGAATTGACCAAGGCTGGAGCTTCAGCTGCTCAGGCTGAGCAGGCTGTAAAAGACTTGGAAGCCAGTATTGGGAGAATGAAAACAGAGGCGCAAGCGGCAAATTTCGATTCTTTGACAAAAGGTCTAAAGCAGCAGCTGATCGGCCTAACACAAGGAAAGCAGGCCGCAATAGAGTACGCAATTGCTCAGCAAGATTTGACTAAAGAGCAGAAGAGCGAGGCGATAGAACTAAGTCGTCAGGTTGCTTCCGCAGAGGCCGCCGCAGAAGCAAAAAAGAAAGCAGAAAATCAGTCTAAAAGAAGTGCTTCAGTTTCTGATGCAGCGGCAGCGGCACTAAACAGGCAATCAGCAGCGATAGATAGACTCAACACTGGATATGCTGATGGCTCGTTGGAGCTGGCAAAATACGATGCTGTAAAAGCACTGGGCAGCCAAGCAACACAAAAGCAGATTGCCGAAGCAGAGCGCAATGCTGAAGCGGAATGGAAGCTGCAGAAAGCGAAATCTGCCGTTGCTCAGGCTGAGCGAGATAAGCAGTCAGCACAATCAAACTTCACCAATTTGCAGGGACAAGCTTCACCTGTTGCAGCTGTAGATAACCAGTTCCAGCAGCAGATGGAACAACTTAATCAATACGCGCAATTTTATCCTCAGAAAATTGCTCAAATTGAAGCTGTTAGAGCTAGCATTGAGGGGCAGTACCGCAAGAAACGTCAGGAAGCGCAGTGGCAGGAATTCGGTAACATGGGGTTGGGGTATGAAATACTTACCAGTGCTGTTGATTCTTTTGGTCAAGGAGCCAGCTCAGCACTATCCGGCATTATCACTGGTACGCAATCAGCTTCAGATGCAATGCGCGGACTGGCAGATACCGTTTTGAATAGCGTTATTCAAACGTTTGTCGAAATGGGATTGCAGCAGGTTAGGGCTGCAATTATGGGGACTGCAGCTCAAGAAGCTGGAATCGCTACAGTTACGGCTGCGCAGGTCGCCGGTACGGCTACAACAACTGCCACCAGTACTGCAGCAGCTGCGGCCACGACGGCGGCCTGGACTCCGGCAGCCATTGCAGCCTCTATCGGTTCATTCGGTGGTGCCGCAGCGATTGGTATCGGCGCAGTTGTTGCGGCTATGGCGTTGTCTAGCAGCCTGGCAGGGAAGCGTAAGAATGGCGGCCCTGTAAGGTCGGGCAGCATGTACCAAGTTGGCGAGGGCGGTCTACCTGAAATTTACCAAGCCAGCACAGGCAAGCAGTACATGATCCCCGGTGACAACGGCAAGGTGATCAGCAACAAGGACATGCAAGGCGGTGGTGGTATCAACGTGAATGTCAGTATCAACAACACCAACGGTTCATATGTAGATCACCAGGTAAGCAGTGATGGCAATGGCGGTGTCTCGATGGAGATATTTATCGCTGACATGGACAACGGTGGCCCGATGAGCCAAGCCATAAGTCGAAATCATCAGGCCCCTCGTAGGGCAACCCAATAACTAATCGATGAGGATGATGATATGAAATTCATTGAACTGCCAGAAGATGTGCAGCACGAAGCCGCAGCTGCTTTGTCCGGCGCTTTACGGGAAAACGGTATTTTGGGCGATGAAAAACGGATGGGGCAGGCTCAGGGAATTGCCGACACCATCCGTGATGCGTACCTGCGACTTTACTCAGAGCAACAGTCGTCTAATTAAGAAGCAGACTCGCCGCTGTTCAGTTTCTTGAAGTGATTGAGCGCTTGGTCGTACATGCTGAGAACGCCGTCGACGTTGCTGTGATGCATTGGGACACGTTCTGCTCGAATTAACTCGACAACCAGTTGCATAGCGGCCTGTTCAGCGTTTGTGCTTGGGTCTGCGATATCTGACATTTTTACCTCCATTGTATTAGTGAAAGACAAACATACCCTCCCTGGCTGTGGCCGCATATCCTGAAATTTGAACAGGCATTGCCAGATTTGGTATGCCACTGCTGATTTAACACAGACACAACCCGCTCCGGCGGGTTTTTTATTACCGGGAGAAAACCGTGGCAATACCTTATCCCGACTGGCTATCACTTCCCCAGAAGGCCAACAAGAGCCGCACGATTGATGCCGGGTTTCGCACCGATCAGCCGGCAGTGGGTGCGCCGATATTCCAGCGCCTAACAGATGACCTCAAAACCACCTGGTCGCTGACGTGGATTTTCACGCTGCAGGAGGATCGAGCGTTCGAGCAGTGGTATCGCAGCCCCCGTTACCTGGATAACGGCAATCAGTGGTTCACGATGCTGTGCAATCTGGGTGGATCTGGCCTGCAGATGCAGGAACTGCATTTCGTGGCGCCGCCGGTTCAAACGAGCATCAACGGCAACACGACGACGTGGACAGCGAGCGTAATCACCCGGAAGGTTTACAACCCGGATGACGAGTTCTCAGACGTCATTGTTGAGCTTCCGCCGTATCAGTGGGGGATCATTGATGAAGTGGTTAACCGTGACATGCCGGAGTATTGAATGCCTACATTACGAGAATTTCAGTCACAGCGGCCCAACCGGATCATCTACGACACGATGACGTTTAGTCATCCGGCGTTTGGCGCTATCCGGCTGGTGGCTAACCAGATATACCCGAAGACGTTCGCCGGCCAAGTTTTCTCTCCGTGTCGAATGGAGGTCGCAGAGAGCCAGCAGAGCAGCACTCCGGTGATCAACTCTACGGCTAAGTTTGGGCGCCTGGCTCAGGACTTTAAACAGCAACTGAAGCAGTGGCGAGCTCACTCACGCATAACGCCGATCTCTGCCACATATCAGCGTTTCGATGCGGCGGACATGAATACGCCTCTGAAGTCGTGGACGCTCTATGTGAAGGACGCATCAATGGATGAAAGCGATGTTACTTGCTCACTGACGCTACAGAATCCACTGAACAACAACATCGCATTCCTCTACAACACCACCGACTTCCCAGGACTTGCCAATGCATAAATGGAATGAGTTTTTTGAATATAGAAATGGTTGTCTTTTTTGGAAAATTAGCCGTAGAGGGCCAGTAAAGGCTGGTGATGAGGTTAGCAGTATTGATGGTAAAGGGTATATCCGCGTAATGGTAAACAGGAAGTTTTACCTTGCTCATCGAATTATCTACGAACTACACCATGGACCCATTCCTGACGGAATGCAGATTGACCATATTGATGGAAATAGAACCAACAATGCTATTGGAAACTTAAGATCGTCATCCTCATCAACCAACCAAAGAAATAAAAGTAAACAAAGCAATAACACCTCAGGCGTGACTGGTGTTTGTTTTGATAAAAGCTCCTGCAAATGGCTGGCAAGGATATGTCGCACCAATCTCGGTAAGTTCGAAAGCTTTGATGAGGCATGCAAAGCAAGGCAGTCGGCCATTAAATCAAACCCATCATTCACCTCGAGACATGGGAAATAAAAATGAGCAAAGACGACTTCATTTCAAAAATGATTGGCGTCCCATGGAAAAACAGGAGCTGCACATTTGATGGCGCAGATTGTTGGGGATTGGTCACTCTGTATTACCGCCACGTGTTGGGGATTGAGATACACCAGACGCCGGATTACGAAACCGGCAGCGACTTCCTGACGTGTTTTACCGGTGATGTCGTGTTCTGGAATCAGGTCGAGAAAGCGTCCGACAGTAGCATTTTTATCGTGTATTACGGCGCTCAACCAATCCACGTCGGTTTGGTCATTGATGGGCAAGCATTCCATAGCCGTGGCGAAGCGGGGTATGTGCGTTTTGACAAGTTGCGGACACTGGAGCGAGTTTTCACAAAATTGGAGTTTTACGACTATGCCGTTGATCGAAATTCAGCGTGTGCCGGGGCTGCCGAAAGAACGTCATAATCTTCCCGCCGGCAGCATGTTCTATCCCTGGCTTAAATCGGCCAACCTTCACTGCGATGTAGAAATTTTGCGTAACGGCGTGAAGCTGCAGCACGATGATGAGTTAAATTTCCCGCTGAACGATGGCGACGTGATCAACGTGTTCGATCAGCCGAAAAGCGGCACGCTTGGAACAATCCTCAACCCTTTAGAGCACTTTAACCCGATAAAATTTACTCAAAAAATTCTTTCCTCTCTCATCGGGCAACCAAGTGCCAGCGTCGCAGCAGGAAGTAATGCTAAAACGTCACCAAACAACAGTCTGAAAGGACAAACCAACATCGCTCGCAATGGCGAGGCAAAGCCTGACAACTACGGCCAGGTGCGTGCGTTCCCTGATCTGATTCAGGAGTCGATGTTCGAGTACGACAACAACATCAAGAAAGTCACCGAGTGGATGAATTTCGGGCTTGGTCGATATGACGTCACGTCTGTTCGGTACTCAGAGTCTAACCTCGGCGCGCTGGCCGGCGCCTCTTACCGTATCTACCAGCCAGGCGAGAACATCCCGCAGATCAATGAGGGTTTTGCTTTCGACGACATCGACGGCCAGGAGTTGCCAGGGCCGAACGAGAGCAGTGATTTTCCTGCAGAAACGGCGACATCAACAAGCGTGAATGATGCTTACTTTATTGCAGGTGAGGCAGTTATACAGATAATTAAGCAGGACGAGTTCGACTATTTCTATGATCTCGCCTTTCCTCACTCTATAACATTTGTTGTAAACGTCACCTATGAAACAGCACAAGGTACAGTTACAAAGAATATAACGGTAAGTGGCGATATATTTTCTGCGACGACCATACCGACCAATCCGCCTTCAGTGCCAATTCCATTATATGAATTCACAATCGGAAATTTATCTGGCCCAGACTTTTCTAGTCTGCCAAGTGGAACGGTGATAAATCCGGCGATTTTCACATTAAACGATAATGAAGCTTTGGTCATCGGGCCTTCGTTCTCTCCTGTGCCTGGTAGTCAGCTGTGGGTGCATCTTAATGGCCAGCTCGGATCTGGCGATTATGCGAGAACAGACGTAACAATCTGGCAGGTTGACGATAATAACAGCGCGATACCAGGGACGATTGAAGGATTTAACTTTGGGGTAAGCAACGACGATGAGCAAAGTGATAACAAATACTCCACGTTCAAAATAACTCCAACTGCTGGCTATGGTCGTTACGCAGTATCTTTCAGGCGTACTAACAACAGTAATGACCATAGTGTGTTGAAAGTAGAGGCCATTCACAGCGTACGAATAAGAGAGAATGTCGTTTACCCAAGCGATACTCTGGTAACAGTGACTGTCACGGCAACCGAGAGGGCGACAAGTGCACGAGATCGAAAATACAACGCTCTAATTACCCGCCACGCCATCAGCTACAACCTTGCTACGCAGACAGTCGATTACACAGAAAGGCCGTCACGCTCGTTTGCAGATGCTGTACTGCACACCTGGCTAAAAATGGGAGAACAGCCAGAGTCGAGCATCGACATCTACGAGCTTTATTCTATCGCGGCATCTTTGCCAGATCAGCGTCTGGGCTATTTCGATTACACCTTCGATGACGAAGATATCTCGCTGGGCTCTCGGATTCAGACGATCTGTGATGCGGCGACGATAACCGCGTTTTGGGATGGCGGGGTGTTGTCTTTCACGCGTGATGAGCGGAAGCCAAGTGCAACGACGGTGTTCAACCGCGCCAACATGAAAGCGGAGGATTACAGCCTTTCTTACGATATGACGCTACCCGGAGGTTTTGATGGTGTAGAGGTCAAATATCGAAACCCGGTCACGAATAAACAGGCATTCATCAGCTACCGGATCGTCGGCAGCTCGATAGAGGAGGGTGAGCCAGTAAAGGCGAAGAAGTTCGACATGCTGTTTATCCGTAATTCGTACCAGGCGCGGGATCGAGCATTGAAGGAGGTTCGCCGGCTGCTGTTTTCACGCCAAACCATGGCAATTCGCGCGCTGGCCGATGGCGAATGGGTGAACGTCGGGCAGATGGTGCAGGTGGCTGATATCTACGACGCGAACCAACAGGATGGCTATATCGTTGCGCGTAACGGCAACAACTTTGATACCAGCGAACGGATCGAGTGGTCTGAGGATATGTTTGTGGTCGTTACTGATGCAATCGGTGCGCCTACAGCGCGCGTCCAGGCATTTCCTCGCACAGATACCATATTTGGCTTCAGTGCAGCAGTACCAGTAATAACCCTCAACCTCTATGACGGGTACAGCACCCAGTCACCTTCTCGTTACGTCATCGCCTCTCAGGTTGAGATGGACGCAACGAAATGGACGATTACTGAAAAGAAACCAAATGGTGACGGGACTACTTCGTTAACCATGTCTGAGTATAACGATGAAATGTATAATTACGAGGTAACTGAATAAATGGCTACCACACCAACGAATAAACCAATACCAAGCAATGATGTAGTGGATTTGAAATTCAATTCTGAAAAAATAGATGAAGTAGTAAACTCAAGCGCTGAAAAATACACAGATAGATTTGGCGTACCACGATATACGTTCGAAGGAATAAGGAAAACACTGGCCCCGCTTGGGAAAACCTATACAAAAGATGAAGCATTAGCCGCGATAGCATCAGGTGAAATTCCAGACGGGGCGTTTTATTTCGCTTGGTCTGATGATGTTAATTCTATTGCTGATAAATATAAAAATATAGGTGGCGTGCCAACGTATCAGCAAATTCAATACCCACGCACTGAATATGTGACTGCTGCATATGATCATACTGATGATATAATTCAACGTTATCCGGATAGCGCATTATCTATGCAAGATATTGCTACTGTTGTTGAATCTGATGACGGCGTTGTGGCGCCGTTCATGAGTAAATCCGGCAGGGTGGGTAGTGTAGATGAATTTGGCGAATGGCAAGATGCCGCGTTTGACAACTCGCTGGTAGCCAAATTTTCTTATAAAGCTCAGGACTTGGTTTTATCAGATGGATCGATCTGCCGTGAGGTAATTCTTGATGCTGATAAGCGCATAATTGAGGCATGGACATATGATGGCGGATACTACCTGGCATCTGAGTCTGGACTCAAAAGGGTGTCAGGTGGTGAGCCAGAAAATAAAGAATCAGCGATTGTCTATGCATCGGCCGTAGCCACAATTGCGGGCGGGGTTGGTACAAGAGTTTCGGTAAACATCGATGATAACGTCTGCTTTATCTTCGTAACGTGGGGTCAATCACTTGCTCAGGGTTACAACGGTGATGCTTCTGATACCCTGACGGCTGTAACTCCACTTTATCCAGATAACTGCCTGATGTTTGCAGGAACCAGACCAAACAGGGGCGTTACTGAGATCGCATCGCTTACACCCTTGAAAGAAGCTATCAGCGCGGGAGGGTTGAAGGAAACGGCGGCCAGCAGCCTGGCGTCTCACACGTTCCAGATGGTTCAAACAATCACTGGGCATTCCATCAGAACTTTGTCATTCGTGGCGGCAGAGGGAGGTAAAGCATTCCAAGATCTGACGAAAGGGACGCCAGCATGGCAGGCCATGATTCAGGGGGTTGTTGACGCCAAAAACATCTGCATTAAAAACGGTTGGAAGCCTGTGGTCGCGTGTCTTGATGTTATGGCTGGCGAGACAGATTCAGAGAATATACCTGCGATGACTACTGAGCGATACAAACGCCAGCTTCAGCAGTTAGATGCTGACTTTAACTCAGAAGTAAAGCGCATTACAAAACAGAGCGGCAACGTGCGGATTATCGTTTCCCAAAGCGCATTTACACCAAACTCTCGTGGGCTATGGGATCAGCCAGTACGACAGGCTCAATATGACCTTGACGGTGTTGGTAATATTCGTTTGGCAGGACCTGTTTACCCATTCCCATATGCTGATGTAATTCATATCAACAGCCTGGGACAGAACCGGCGGGGACAAATGGTTTCTCGCGCTTTGATGTGGGACTTCTTCGGAACTGGATGGAGGACGATAAAGCTTGTCAATTATATCTGGAGGACGCCGACGCTATTAAGCCTGGTTTTTGATGTACCGACTCCGCCGTTAGTTATCGACTCCACTGGAGAGACAATTACAGTATCCGGCCTCGGCAATGGCATGGGTTTTGTGTTGGATGACAGAAGTTCGACGCCTATCGTTATTTCGAGTGTCACCTTGGCAAGTAACTCAGTGATTGATATTGCTCTATCTGTCGCTCCTCTTAATCCATCGGCGGTTCGCATTGGCTATGGGATTAAAAGAAACGACGGGAATACAACTCAGGATGGCCCTGTCGTTGGCGCGCGTGGCTGCATTAGAGACAGCACAAACCATGTATCCCTTTATGACTCTGTAACTAATCACAACTGGATGCCGGCGTTTATCAAAGAAATTCCATTTTAAAGGGTAACTCAATGATCGTATCAATCAAATCAAGAACGAAAATCGTTAATCCAAGCCTGCCGGTTTTGAACCTGTCACCTGAGGAAGAGTTTATTTTACGCAAAAGGCCGTCCGCGTGGATCTCTACTGCGAATGGTCTGCTGTCTGATGATGGAACAAACGTTAAGCTTATTCTTGATCGAGGTGGGAACCCGAATTGGGCGCCGCTGTTGTCAAATATGCCGCGTAAAGCTGCGTCGAATGGTAAGCCAATCCTGAATTTTGGCGCCCCTGGGCCAACAAACAACGGTGCCGTCATTTCGCAAAATGCTTATGAGGCGTTGCCAGCCAATGGCGTGATGACGGTCGCGGCGCTATACCGCATGCCATCAGGCAATACTGGCGGTAACCTGTTCGGGAATAATGCAGCAGACCCGAACCGTCTGCGCGTCCGCTTTGGGGAAGATAGTTACGTTGGTAACGCGCTTTGGATTAACCACGGCGCCACGTCACCGATCACTGATGCAAACTATCCAATCAACAGCACGCTATCATTCCGCGATAACGTGTGGCACACGGCGTTAATCGAAATTAACCCAGGAATGCACAGATGGGAGCATGACGGCACATTGCTGCAGCAAAAGTCTGTTGGCGCCATTCCGTTCGCCACAACCGATAGTCGGCGGCTTGTCGTTGGGAGCGCGGGAAACCCGATTTCAATCGGATATATCGGCGACCTGGCCGAGCTGTTGGTTATTCCCACGACAGTGGATAGTGTCACCAAGACTGTAATTTACTCATGGCTGAATGCGCGAAAAGCAAGCTTGACGGCGTGATCTGATGCCGGGAGGGAACCCGGCTATTTGTAAAGCGTGGCAAAGTCGAATGCTAGCGCCGCATCAACGGCTTTGCCCTCTGTTTCGAATGGCGTTTCTGAGACGAGCGGACAGCGCCCTTTATGCCACACATAAAGCCAGTGCTGGCCTTCCTCGTCTTTGCGGATTGCGAACATCGGAGGGCTGTTTTGCTGTGGCTCAGGGTATCTGTCGTTTTCGTTGCGAATGAAGATCTGCCGGCCGGCGAGGGTGATGCTGCCCAT